ATGACTAAAGACGCCCTCAACCCTCCCCTTCTAACTGCAGGACATCTGGAAGAGCCCCTGCTCCGCTTCTGCGGCGGATTGGACGTGGACCCGCGGGCTGGCCTTACAACGTTCGGCCCCTTCTCACTCTCTCAACCTCGCAAGCATCCACGCTCGGCTCGAGTCGCGCTCGTAGGCACTCCCGAGACATGTGCTGCTGCACAGACATGGATGCAGGAATGCGCGCGAGGGGTTGATGGGGAGGGAGAGCACCCCAACTTCCCTGGATTCACCCGCGATGCAGGCTTTTTCGTCGACCTCATCTTCGACGACACTTGGAATGCGGAACTCACGCGACGCGAGCGGGAGACGGTTCTGGGACAACGAGGAGACCGTGCACGCTTTGAAGGGTGCCTTGCCCTCCTCGACGAGAAGCTCGCGTGGTTGAGCCGACAAGATCGGCCTCCTGAGTACGTTGTGATGGCTCTGCCTGATGAGCTTGTCGAGCGCTGCGGAACCGCCGACTACAAGGACGAAGACGGCCGTGAGATACATCGCGATCTCCGCCGGGCCCTCAAGGTTTCAGCCATGAAGTACTCGCTCCCCACACAACTCCTGCGAGAACGAACAATTCGCGGGGGCAAGGGAGTCGACCATAGAGCCAAGTGTGCCTGGAACTTCTTCACTGCCATGTACTTCAAACTGGGTGCGATCCCCTGGGCTCCCGTAGGGCTAGATTCAGACACGTGCTTCGTCGGGATAAGCTTCTTCCGCCCCTTGGGCTCCAAGAATCGGATGCAGGCGAGTATCGCCCAAGCATTCAATGGACGCGGTGACGCATTGGTGCTGCGTGGCGAGGAGTTTCCTTGGGCTCCAACACAAAAAGAGAAGAGTCCTCACCTCGACGCTGACATGGCGCGCCGCCTCATCGAACACGTGATGAAGCGGTATGTGGAGGAGACACAGGAGCAGCCTCCCAGTCGTGTCGTGATTCATAAAACAAGCCGCTTCACTCCGGACGAAGTGCGGGGATTCTCCGACGGACTCACGGGTGTCCGGCGCTACGACTTCCTCGCGGTGCGTCCTCGGAGCGACGTACGCCTCTTACGGACAGGAAAATACCCGGTCTTACGCGGCACCCACTTCAAGGTGGGCCGCATCGAATACCTATATACGACGGGCTATCTATCCGCGCTCGGGGAGTTCCCCCATGGCCATGTCCCCGCCCCACTGCAGATTGCCGACCACCATGGTGGCGACACTCCAACCCTACAGCTACTACGAGAGGTCCTTGCCCTCACAAAGATGAACTGGAATTCGTCAGAATTCGGGGGCCTCAAACCCGTAACACTCGCCTTCGCGGAACTCGTCGGAGAAATTCTTCGGGAAGTGCCTAGCAGCCAAGAGCCGCTGCGCAATTTCAAGTTCTACGTCTAACCTCTCCACCAAGCCCCTGTGGCCGGCCATTCTGAAACAGGGGGAAGCCCCGACGCTGGCACGCGGGCAGCCTCAGGGAGGCCCCCAAAAGATCGTGCATTGTCAGGAACGAAAATCACCCGCCGTAGAGTCTCCCCGAAAGGAGCGGCGACCATGACGACGTTGACGGTGCGGACGAACCCGATGAAGCGCAGCTATCGCAACAGCCTCTGGCCCCAGTTCAGTGCCGCCTCCTGCTCCCTTGTGAGCTTCGCCTCGAAGTCCCCCGCGGACTTTGACCGGCTTGGGGGCTCTCCGCCCGTACCCTGCTGAAGCTCGCGCTCCGTCATCGGCGCGCCAAGCCACGCAGAGGCCGGGCTCCCAACCAGGGGACCCGGCCTCTCGGCTTTCAGGGCTCCTGCTCCCTCAGGGGACGTAGAGCGTTAGGGAAGACGCGCGGGCCTGTAGAGCCCGAGCCCGACAGGGCCCGCTGGGTTCAACTCCCAGCGTCCCCATGCAGCACGAGCGTGGCCCGTCGCCACGCAGGCGCACGGGCTTCTCCCCTGCAGAGGCGCCGTCGAAGCACGGCTCCCTGGCCGAAGTTCGCAGCACCAATCGGACCCCAATCGAAGGACAACCGCAGGCCCATCCCCGAACCCCTTAATATCGCTCACCTTTTGCCGCTCAGAGAGTTCGAGTTCTCTAGAGAAGAACAGAGAACGAGTTCGCACAGAGATTCATTCGGGGAGCTTTGCGACACACACGAATGGCCAGTTCCGCCCGGGGTGGCAACGGTCTGCAAAACCGTTTGGGACGGGTTCGACTCCCGTACTGGCCTCATCTTCATCATTGCCGACCTGGCGTAGGTGGTCCGCGCGCCCGTCTGAAGAGCGGGAGGACTCGGTTCGATTCCGAGGGTCGGCACTTGGCAGCACGCTTCATCTTCATAGGCCGCGCTCCGGGAGCAGCTTGGACTCCAAATCCGAGCGCGCGGGGTTCAACTCCCTGGCGGCCTGCTCGTTTCGCCCCTGTAGCTCAACTGGTAGCAGCACCGGTTTCGTAAACCGGGGGTTGTCGGTTCGAACCCGACCGGGGGCACTTCACGCAACACGCGGTGCAGTCGTCACATGGGTTCGTGGCTCAATGGGAGAGCACTCGGTTTGCACCCGAGGGGTTCCGGGTTCGAGTCCCGGCGGATCCACTTCATGCCCTTGTAGCTCAGTGGATGAGAGCGCACGGTTCCGAACCGTGAGGTCGCAGGTTCAATCCCTGCCAGGGGCACTCGCTTCATTTGTGCCATCCGCTTCCGTAGCTCAGTGGATTCAGAGCAGGCGCGTCCTAAGCGCACGGTCGCAGGTTCGAATCCTGCCGGGAGCACACACGTTTCACATCTTTCTGCGGGGAGAGGCTGGTGCCTCACCGGGCCTCATAAGCCTGGCCTCCAGGGTTCGACTCCCTGCTCCGCAACTCTTCCTGCACGCCGAGCCAGCTGGAGACGGCGACGGTCCCACACACCGTTTTCGCCGGGTTCGATCCCCGGGGCGTGCACTCGTATCGCAGCAATCTTGCCGGTGTAGCCCAATAGGTAGAGGTGCCAGGTCGAGAACCTGGAGGTTGCGGGTTCGACTCCCGCTCGCGGCATGTTTTTCGCCTCTAGTTACGCATGGTTAGCAACGGCCTCCGTCCGTGTTGCACCTATGTCGCATGCGGGCGCAAGGGGAAGGTCCAGCACGCGAACCGCATTGCGACGCGTGTCGGGGCTGAGATGGGCGTACCGCTCCGTCATGTCGATGGTGGCGTGTCCCATCAGCTCTTGGATGACCTTCAGCGGAATGCCCCGCATGACAAGGTGGCTTCCGTAGGTGTGCCGCAAGTCATGCCACCCGATGATTCCAACCTCGCGAGTGATGCCCGCGTGACGCATTGAGCGTTGAAGCGGCCTGTTCATCCTCGGAGCCGAGAGCGGCGAGCCGTCCTCCAGGCAGAACACATAGGGCCCGCGAAGGTGCCGATGCGCTTTGAGCGCAGCAACCACCGACTCTGGAAGCTCTATTGTTCTCTCACGTCCGCCCTTCGGCACGCTCGTCACTCCACGCCAGATGGCGCGGCGCACATGGAGCAAGCCCCTCTTCAAGTCCACGTCGGGCCACTGGAGCCCGATAAGCTCACCCTGACGAAGCCCCGTCTTGATAGCCACGAGCAGGACGGTCTTCCATTCCGGCTCAGCCATGTTGATGAGCCGCTCGGCCTCCTCGAATGAGAGGAAGTCGAAGGTAGGCTTAGGCACCTTGCCGAAGAGTCTCACGCGAGGAGCCTGTGGAATGACGTGCTGCTCAACGGCCACGTCGAGGAGCTTGCTTAGCACCGTGAGGACGTTGTTGAGGGTCTTCAGGCTCAACGCCTTGGGGCCGTCACCCTTGCGTTTGCGGATGGCTGACTTAGTAGCGTTGTCCTTCCGGGCGTGCGCCGCTGACTGCTTCTTTCGCATCAACGCCTTGAAGTCCTCGATCTGCGCAGGGCCAATAACGTCCAGCGCCATCTCCCCGAAGAACGGGAGGACGTGGTCCTCAAGGATTTGACGTTTGCTAACCACGGTGGAGTGCTTGTTGTTGTTCTCGCTGTAGGTGAGGAATCGCGGCGTGAATTTCGCCAGCGTGAGCGCGCTCCCCTCTCCCGGCTTCTTCTCCTTCCCGAAAGTCCCGTTGAGCAGGGCGTTGCGCAGGTCGCGTTCGTAGGCATCAGCACCACGGCGAGTCTGAACGGGCGAGAACTTCACGACTCGCTGTTTCCGTCCGTCCGCGTGCTGAAACACGAAGTCCACTTGCCACGCCTCCTCTGACTTCCCTTCCTTCGTCGTCCACTTCCGCAATCTGACGCTCATCGTCGACTCCCAAGCGCAGAATCACGGCCCTTACCCGGGGTGGACTCTACCAGCGCGGCGCGGCGGATGCGCAGTGCTTTCCCGATGCGAACGACCCCCGGCACCTGCCCCAACCGAATCGACTCGTAGAGCGTCTTCCGGTTCACGCGCAGCAGGACTGCGGCTTCGTCGACGGTCAGGAACTCGGGCGGGCTCTCCTGCTCTGTCTGGTTCATTGAGGGTCCCTCAACGCGGCATCGAACAGCCGCGCGTGCAAGAGTCCATAGGCGAGCGCCGCTTGCTGGGGCACGACGCCGTTTCCGAGGAGCCGCAGTCGGTCGACCCGATGGGCCAGCCCATCAGCCATTCGACAAATCGCGGGTTCAATGTCCGGGCGCTTTGCGAGGACGGAGCGCCATCCTTCGAGGTCGTCGCGTCCTGGGGGCCACGGGGGAAGGTCAGAATCGCTTCGGAGAGCTGCCGACGACGCTGGCCAATGCTGCTCGCTGCCTTCCAGTCGCACGCCCCCGGCGTCGGCCAGTCCTTCACGAGCGCGCTCAGGTCCGCCCCCGATTGCCGCCCGTTGCCCGGCTTCCCTCCGCGTCTCCCGTGTCCGTTCGAACTCTCCCCCGTGTTCGGTGTGGGCCAACACGAAGAGCCGTTCTCGCTTGTGAGGGGCTCCGGCGTCAGACGCTCGGAGACAAACCCACTCCGCATCGAACCCGAGCGAGGCAAGGTCGGCGAGCACGCGGTCGAGGCCCCGCGAACGGAGCGCCGCGACGTTCTCGACGAAGACAAAGCGGGGTCGTACCTCAGCGACGATTCGCGCGTACTCGCGCCACAAGCCAGAGCGCTCGCCTTCGAGGCCAGCACCCTTGCCAGCAACGCTGATGTCCTGACAGGGGAATCCCCCACTGACGCAATCCACAACGCCACGCCATGCGCTGCCGTCGAAGGTTCCAACGTCGTCCCAGACAGGCGCCGAATCCAGTTCTTCCTTTTCCATCCGGGCCACGAGGCAGGCCGCTGCGTATGCCTCCCGCTCGACGTAACAAACAGTCCGGAGGGAAGGCACGGCCAGCTTGAGACCGTGAGCGAGCCCGCCGCCGCCAGCGAAGAGTTCGAGTGCGCGGCGCGGATGAACTCCGACGGAATGAACAGCCAAGCCATGCGCCCTCACCTGGGGAAGACTTTCCGGGGCGCGAGTCGGCCGACGACATGAAGGCCAATGCCGATGGCATCCCAGACGTTGTGGTGCTTTTCCGACGCGCGGGGGAGCTGCACGCGGAGGTGTTCGTGCGGGCGCTCGCCGAGACGCGCTTTGATGCGCTCGACCATGACGTCGCCGTCGAGCGTTCCCTTCCACTCGCGAGGCAGGTAGCTCCGTTCCGACGTTGCTCCCAACGCACCCGCGACGCGACCGACGACACCGGCAAGTTCGATGAGGTCGTTCGGGTCGCCCTTGCTCTTCCCGGCCGTGTAGACCTGGGGGCACTCACTCGCGACGGTGATGGAGAGAGTCCCGCCTGCGGCCCTGAGCGGCTCCAGGAACGACGAAACGAACGCGGCCACCCCTTCGGCCATCCGAGCCCATGCCGAAAGCCCTCGGGCCTTCCGCTCGGGGTTGGTGGGCATGCCCGCCGCGAGCAGCTCGCCCGAGTCTAGGTCGAAGAGCGCGATGCCACATTCGCGAAGTCCGGGGTCAATCGCTAGGAGGAGCCTCACAGCTCGGCCACCTGGAAGCGAAGGGCCTCGGGCTCGCCACTCAGCGCCGACAACAAGCGCAGCTCGTGGAAGTCGGCGACGTCAAAGGTGACCGCGTCGTCGAGTTCCGCGTCGAGGTATGGACAATGAGGCGGCGGGAGCTGTTCGAGCGCGTCGTTCGGTACGGCCATGGAGCACCATTCAGGGTGAGTAGTCCTCCCGTAAATGAGTGCGGATTCCGGCCGTGGCTCAGGCCGCGCGCTTCGCAGGGGGCTCCCAGACGAGCAGCCGCCCCGAGCTGTCGCGCACGGTTGCGACGTCCTTCGACATGATGCGGGACAGGGCGGGCTCGGCTTCGATTGCTGGTGCCAAGTCGGGAGTCGTTTCCTTCATCGCTTCGCGCATCAGGTACGCCTTGCGCTCGGCTGCGTCGTGCAACCGCTGCGGGTCGTCGGCGCGCAGTTCGCTAATCAGCTCGTCATGCACCATGAGGACGAGCCGCGAGCCGTAGAGGGGGGAGCGACGGTCGACGTACATCTCGCGACTGACGCGCCACATCGCGCGCTTGCACCCGACAGCCCCCAGGCCCTGAAAGGGCGTGTTGAGAATCTGGGTGTAGCCGCATGCCCCACGCAGGATGTTGGCGCCCGGAATCATCACGTCGGCGAACCCGCCCCCGTAGGTGTGCGACTTCGCCCGGTGCTGTAGCTCGCGCTGTTCGGGCCACGCGTTGAGCCACTTCGTGTCCAGTTCCTTCGCGACTTCGACGCACGCCCGGCAGACCATCTTCGGCTTGCGCTGGACGGTCACAACGACGCGCTCGACACCGCAGACGTCTGCACGCTTCGCCAGCAGGCAGAACGAAACCCGGTCCTTTGCGCGCGCGTTGTAGACGAGCGAGCCACCCGTCATCCCGCCGCCCTTGCCGAAGTTGAGAATCTTCGCGAGCTGGCGGAAGGCGACAGCGATGGGGTCCTTCGCCTTCACCTTCGCGAGCAACTCGTCGTAGTTCGCCCCGAGGAACTCGGCCGCGGCAAGGGTGTGGACGTCGAGCCCGCTGTTCAGGGCGTCCGCCATCTTCGAGAAGCCGAGTTCCCAGATGGCCCGCTGAGCCATGGTGCGAAGCTCAAGCCCGCCGTAGTCGACCGAGCAGTAGACGAACCCGGGCCGGGCCTCGTGGACCTCGCGAATGCCGCCCTTCTGGGGGAGCTGCTGATAGTCGCTGGAGACGCGCGTCGTGGACACCAGCACGTTGAAGCGCGGGTTGATGGGGGCCTCTGTGCCGGCCTCGACGACGTCCAGGTAGGTCGACTTGTACTTGTCGACGCGCCCGCTCTTGCCTAGGTTTTCGAGGAGCACGTCACCCGAGCCGAGCAGCGTGTCACGGTCGGTCGCGACCTGGCCGTCAGGGAATCTGTCGCTGGGCGCGGTGACGGGAGGCTGCCCGTCATAGGCGGCAGTCACGAGCGCCGCGAGTCGCTTCGAGTCCTTCGTCCCGTCGTCGCGGTAGATGCCTGCCGCCTGGAACTTGGCCCGGTTCTCGCTCCACTCTCGCTCGACGCGCTCACGGAGCTGGGCCACCGACGCGCCGTTCGTCCGCAGGCCCCAGATTGAGGCGAGGTGGAGCGCGAACGCGGCGCGCATCTGGTCGGCTTCGGCATGCAGGTTGCCGCCGTTGGGCGTCTCGCGAGCGATGGCTTCCTGCCGGAAGTAGACGTCGAGCGTGTGGCGAGCGTCGCGCTTCGGGTAGTCAGCGGCTTCCTTCGGCCAGCGCTCGACAGGGACGCCGTCGAGTTCCCCGTATCGCAAGCGCCACGCCTTCGGGTTCTTCTTCTCCTCGCTGATGTCGAGCCCGAGATGTCGTTGCACGAGGAGCGAGAGCGGGTAGCGGGCGCCCTCGTCGTCGTCGAGCTTCCGCCCCGTCGACGGGTCAACGCCGTACATGCCCCGGGCGATGTCGATAAGGGCTTCGCGGACCTGGACGCAATGCAGCCGGCCCGCTTCGAGCGCCGCGAAGATGGGCGCGACAAGGCTCGGGTCGTCCGCCGCCATCACTCCGAGGTCGTAGGGGAGATTCGCGCCGACGATATCGGTGTCGGGGGCGGTGATGGCCTTGCGGAAGAACTTCCGGGCCTGTTCCTTGTCCAGCAGCCGTTCGCTACCGGGTTCGCGCGTCGCGATGCTGCCGCAGACGAGAGGGGGCGCAAGCAAGCCGGGCTGAATCAGCCACGTCTCCGTGTCGAACGACCAGACGTTCACGGTGTGCCTTGTGTGGAAGGTAGAGCGGCCCGTGTCGTGGGCCATCCGCCGACGGAAGAGCGCCGCCGGACGTCAGCTCAGTAGAGGGCGTCGGCGAGCGCAGGGAGCTTGCTGGCCTTGCGGGCCTGCTCGACCTGCGCGAGCTGCTCGTCGTTCAGCTCGACGTGGGACCAGCGATAGCCGCTGATGACCTTGCCGGCGTGGCCCTCCTTCGCGGGGAGTTGCTTGGGGAAGACCTCGCAGCGAACCAGGAGATGGGTGCCCGCCTGCCGCTCGTCGAAGAACTTCTTCAGCGCGGCCGGGTTGGCGAACTCGTACTCGTCCGCGCCGACCAGCGTCATCAGGAAGGACTTGAAGCGCCCGCCGCCGCCCTTCTTCGCGTCACTGAGGTTCTCGACGTAGTCGACCATCTCACCGGCCCGGCTCGGCGACTCGCCTCCCGCCAGGGGCTCGGACTCGCGGACCTTCAGCTCGGCGATGGCCGAGTCGCCCTTGAAGCCTTCCTTCGTTCGGATGACCGCCACTTCGAGAAGGTAGCTTCCGAAGCGCGGATAGCGCCCGCCCGCCGCAGCCTGCGCGGTGGCAATCTTCGTGAGTGCGTTGTTCATGGTTACGTGGGCCCTTCGGCTTGGGTTGCGTCAGCGAGGAAGTGCGCTGACCCCACGTAAATGAGTGCGGATTCCGAGAGTGGCCCAAGCCTAACGCTCGAATCCGACTTAGAGCGCCAGGAGGGGCTTTCCCTGTGAACTGGGAATTGCCTAGGATAACGTGTGTGCGAGACTCTACCTCGGCACGCGCGGCAACTCGTCAGGTAGTCCCAAAATGGACCGGGGACCCAGCAAATGGGTGAAGAAGGGGCACGGACAAATGAACCACGAAACATCCGACCTATTTAGCTACCGTGGAGATGACCTGGGCGATGAGGGTTACTCCGTATACAAGCATCTGCGCGACTCAGAACTCTGCGAAGGCGACCGCGCCTATATCAACGAGCTTTGGCGGCAGTTCCAGTCACTAGGCTTGGCGGACCCATCGTTTGTCGAAAGATTCCGAGCGGAGTGCCCCGCCCGTATCTGGGAGATGCGCCTTGCTTGTACGCTGACGAATTGGGGCATCAAGCTGATTCCGTCTAAAGATCCCGGTGCTGGAATGGATTTTGGAATCGACCTCAATGAAGGCGGGCGTGCCCTTTGGATCGAGGCCACTGTTCCTCTGCCTGGAGACGAGAAAAGCGAAGATCGCGTGTCGGTGCCACAATGTCAGGCTATTTTCGGAAACGAACTCGACCGAACCACGGCTCTTCGTTATCTAAATTCAATCAACAATAAGCGCAGACAGTTTTCAAGGGCTCTCACTTCTGGACTGGTGGCCCCCGACGATGGGGTCATTATTGCAATTAGCGGCTCCTATCTTCCTGAACGCGAGCGGTCCGGGAGCTTTCCGCTAATTGTTAAGGCGCTATTCGGATTGGGCGAACCCACCTTCGTCACGGAAATTGGTTCCGGCAGGGTGCGCCGAGGTCCCTCCGAACGGCGTCCTTCCTTCAGGAAGAGCAGTGGAAAGGATGTTTCAGCCCGCCTCTTCTGTTCGACTGAGGCAGATGAGATTACCGGCGTACTTTTCGACCAACCTCACGTCAAGAACCGGCCCGAAGTGTATGGGCGCCCAGCCGGTGATGATTTTGTTCTCGTACACAATCCATTCGCACGGCTTCCACTAATCGAGGGGCAGTTCCGCTGCGGGCGAGAGTATCACAATGTGATTAACTGCATTGACCACCGGAACAGTTTCGGTGGTAATGCCCAAGCTGAAGAACAGCACGAGGAATAGCGTGCCAGCGGTGGGCTCTAAATAGCGACGACGGGTTGGTTGCTGTTGGCGGACTTGTTGCCCCCTCCTTCAACCTTGACATGTGTTGGTCGCGTGCATTCCGAAACAAAGTTTCTGCGGCGTGCCTTCCGTCTGTTCGATGAACCGGGCGAAGTCGCGGGCCTTCTGGAAGGCCCCGACTAGCTCGTCGGTGTGCTGATACAGCTCCACCTCGACTTCGTCGGCGAGCTGCCCTTGTCGGTGGCACCGGCCGATGGCCTGTTCCCACGCGGCCCCATCCGCTGGCGGGTTCACGAACAGCATCCGCGAGAACATCGTCAGGTTCTTGCCCGTCCCATGGGCGCGCAGCGAGGCGACGATGGAGCGCTTCCCACTCTCCCGGATGATGGTCGCCGACGCTTCCGGACCACCGCCATAGAAGGGCACGCCCGCCGCCTTAGCGATGCGCTCGCCGAGTTCCGGGAACTCAACCCATACGATTCCCGGCTGCCCCTTGCGCAGCGCCCACTTCGCCGCGTCGTTCACGATGAAGTCGGACAGCCACACGGCCTCCGTGACGTGGACGATGCGCTTGTGAATCTCGCCCCAGGTGGGCCAGGACACCGCGCGCCACGTGGGCAGCTCGCCGTCATAGGGCGGGGACTGGTGGGCGCGAATCGCCGCACGAACGAGCAGCCCAGGGGAGTCGAGGTGCTCGGCGGGGCGCTTGAGGCGCTCGCGCAGCTCCCGGTTGAACTCCTGCCGCCGCGAGAACCAGCGAAGGATCAGCTCGGGGTCCTGCGGCACTCCCTGAATGGCCGGATAGCGCCAGCGATGGAAGAAGCCGCTCGCGAGCTGACGCGCGCAGACGACGCGTTGCAGCTCGTCGACGAACTCTTCACCGTCGGGGCGTTGCCCGCCGAGCGCGGTTTGAATGTGGGCGAGCAGCTCGTCGGGCACCTTGCCCGGGTCGCGCGTGCGGATAGTGAGCGACATGCCGACGGCGCTTTCGTCCGTGGCCACGACACCCGGCGTCGCGTTACGCCACCGTCGATAGGCATCGCGCACCCGTCGACGCTCGCGGTCGGCTTCGTTCTCGCCTTCGAGCGGCGCGAGTGGGTGTGACGGGTCGACGAGCTTGAGCAGCTCTCCAGGAGGCGCGGCGACGAGCCCCGGGTCCAGTGCCGAAGCCCACTCCTCGACGACGTGATGCTTGAGCGGTAGTGGGCTGCCGTCACGTAGCGCGTACTCTGCGAGGTGGGCGTAGTCCTTGACCGTTCTCGTCGCCAGGGTGCCCGACTGGGCCACGAGGCGCGTTTCGGGATGCTGTTCCAGGTAGCGAAGGAATCGGCCCGTGCGCGCGCTCTTCCGGTCCTTCAGCTTGTGGGCCTCGTCGCAGACGATGAGGTCCGGCCGGATGCGCGTCAGGAGGTCAGTGCCTTCCTGGGTTGAGAACTTCTCGTAGGTGATGACGTGGAGAACGGGCAAGCCAGGTCGGAACCATCGGCCGCCCGCGAGGTTGGGCAAGCGCCAATGCCCGCCGTAGAAGTTCCAGTCAACGTCGATGAGCTGGGCGCGCAGGTTGGACGGCAGGAGGAGCACTGCGACCTTGCACCCGGGCATTGCGAGCGGAAGCAGGAGGTCGATCAGAGTCTTCCCGTGGCCCACGCCGATAGGGAAGAGTCCGCCCCCCGTGCGCGCAGCTTCCAGGAGGGCAAGGCGCTGGATGGGGAGCAACGAGGATGGGCAACGTTTCCCGAGCGTCCCGCAGACGCAGGGCGTTCCAGGTGGGGCGCGCAGCGAGGCTTCCAGCGTGGCGAAGTCCGCGCGGCTGTAGCTCCCAGCAAGGTCTCGACGCGGCAGGTTGAGCACGCGAGCGAGGTCCGGAGACCAGCCAACGGGCTGCCCCTTCGCGATGGTGGCGCGATCACCCGTGAGCTTCGCAAGGGCGACAGGCGCAACGGTAGCGGGACAGTCGGCAAGAGGCGCCGCGCCCGGGTTCAGCCGGTGGAGAAGTCTCATGCTGGGAAGGGCAAGCGCCCCGCCAGCCGAAGCCGACGGGGCCTGTGGCGCGCTGTCAGCGAACGCCGCGAACAACCACGCCGAAGGAGGGCTCCAGTGCCTCGACGACGACCTGCATCAGCTCCGAGTGTGCAAGACCCAGGGCCAAATAGACGCCGGGAGGGGGCGGGTCATCGCGAACGGCCATCGCGAGCGCGCCTTTCCACTTACCGAAGCCGAGCGAGGAATCCGACCCAGCGAAGCGCAAGTCATCAACGCCCGCAGCCTGGGACACGCGACGTGCCATCGTGTCGACGTATTGTGTGAGCGACTCGGGCTGTAGGACACCCCAGGCCGTTGGAATGCAGTCGATGAACAGCGCTTGGACGCCCAGGTCCTTCACAGGATTTCCTGAGCCCTCGTGCTCCGACACCGATGAGTCGTGGGTGGTGATGGCGGCTGCTGGCTGAGTGGGCTCGGGCCTCGACGACTTCGGCGGTCGCCCTCGACGCTTCGGCGCGGGCTGCTCGGTGGCCCCGGGGGCCACCTGGACGGGCGCGGGCTGGGGCGCGTCGGGCGGCAGGATGGCGGGCAGCTCCAGGGCTTCGCGCTCAACCGCGGCGACCGTGGTGGGGACTGATTCGGAAGGCTTGCTGAGCAGCTTGTCGCGTAGGGACATCGTCTTGGTCTCTCCTGTGAGGCACTTCGCCATGAACGGACACCCGCCGTACTTGGTGCAGGCGGGGCCGTAGTTCGCGGGCACGTCGGCAGCTCGGGCGGCTTGCGCGTGCGCCTTCATCTGTTCGACCTGGGGTTCGACCTTCGTCCGCCACTCGCGCGCGACGTGCTCGACGGGCACGGAGGCGAGGACGGACACGGCAAGGCGTTGGCCTCGAGTCTGGTAGTAGAGGTGCTCCAATTCCAGTTCGCGCAGGCCCGGGAAGCGTTCGACCTGGCTGAGTGCCCACGCGGCATAGCCGATCATTTGCAGGCCGGGTTCCGTGTTGGCATCGGCGAGTTGCTCGGGCGTCGCGGCGTTTCTCGCGACGTTGCTCGTGAACTTGTGGTCGGTGATTCGCAGGACGCCGTCAGTGGCGAGCTGTCGAGCATCCACGAGGTCGATGAAGCCGGTGAAGGGGATGCCACCCGCCGTCAGTGGCGGGGCACCGTCGAGGGGCTGTTCGACGAGCAGGTCGGGGCCGGGCGTCGGCAGGAGATGGGCACCCGCCTTCGCGAACGCGCCGAGCACGTCTTCGCCCGTCGACAGGTAGTGCTCAAGCTGAGCGTGCCCCTCGGTGCCGACCTGCTGTGCCCCCGTGGTTGGCTCGGGCAACCGCAACACCTTGGCGAAGTACCAAGCACGGGGGCACAGCTTGTGTTTCTTGAGCTGAGACACGCTCAAGCGCTGGATGACTCCTGCAATGACTGAGTGGGCGCGGTGGGAGCCTTCGATGGTGAGTGGCACCCCACGTAAATGGGTGCGGATTCCGCGAGTGGTTCAAGCGCGCGTCGCAAACGTGCGGTCGCGACCTCGGCATAGTCAGGCTCTCTCTCGATTCCGACGAACTCGAACCCTTCGGCGAGCGCCGCAACACCAGTCGAACCGCTACCCGCGAACAGGTCGAGCACGACGCCACCGGGGGGCGTGATGAGCCTGCACAGCCATCGCATCAGGGCAACGGACTTCACGGTTGGGTGATGGTTTGGAGCTGCCCCCGAACGGTTCGCACCGGCTCGTGGCGAACCGGAACCCGAAGCGCCCGGTAGCATGTCCGGGTTCGTGCTCCTCGAGGGAAGGTGCTCGCAACCGGCGCTCCGTTCGGCTTTGGTCGGCTTCGCGACGTAGAAGAACCGGCTTGCCCCGCTGTTGGGGGTCTGTGCGTCGAGCAGCTCAGCCGTGACTTCGTCGAGAGTCACATTCGCGGGCCAACGTCCCGACTCGTCGATGCGCTGCTGTGGGCGGTCCGCGCCGTAGACCGCACTCGTCACAGCGTCAGCTCGACCGGGGTTGCGCGCCTTCGAGGCGGACAGGTCTTCGGGGCTCGCGTGCGGAATCCGGCAGGCTGCGACGTTGAGCGCGCCCGTTCGCCACTGCTGGACGTTCGCCGCGACGGTGCCCGACAGGGGCTTGCGGCAAAGTATCCAGTGCTCGGAGGCGGGCTTGAGTGCCGTGCCCCAGCCTTGCCACTGCCGAGCGGCTTCTGTTGCAGGTTCGTCGCGGCGCACACGGGACGAAAGGTTCGCCTTCAGTCCTGTGCTCGCGAGCCAGAGCTGGCCGGCGGCGGCTCTCTCATGGTGGCCCGTGATGGGACGTCGGAACCAGTTGGGGCCTGGCTTGCCTTTCTCCGTGACGAGTCGTTCAACGAGCGCGCGAATGGGTTCGGGCACTTCGTCGACTCCGAGCAAGCCGAGCAGCGTCGGCCAGTGGGTTTCGCTGGGCACTTCGGGTTGGGCGCCCTGCGACGTCCAGTGCCCTGCCATCCCATTGAGTCCGAAGGCCGCGTCAATCCGCGCGTTGGTGAGTCCGGCACGATCTCTCATTTCCGCAATCCAGCGGGTGACGAGCCGGACATCGTCCAGAGAGCCTCTTTGCTTATCGATGGCCTGTGACACGTCGAGTGACTTCGGGAACCCCGTGCCAAACAGATGCAGCACGACGTCGCGAATCTCGAAACCGGCATCCTCCAGTGCGGTCGCCGTCCAGTGAGACGTTCGCGGGAGTGCCCAGACGAGCGCATGGCCCCCGGGCTTGAGGACATGCAGTGCCTTGCGCATCACATCGGCGAGCCACGCCACCCATGCGTCACGCCCACCCTTGTCGCTATCCCACTCGCGCCCCATGAAGCCGATACCGGCCGGTGGGTCCGTGACAATGGCGTCGACGCTGTTGGGAGCGAGAATCTCGCCGACGCGTGCGGCATCTCCGAGGAAGAGCGCCGCACGGTCGGTGAGCAGCTTGTTATCCATACCCTCTAAATGGGTGCGGATTCCGCGAGTGGCTCACTCGTATGCCGAACTGCTGGGTCCTGCACGCCGCTCGCCGCGCTTCTCCATCGGGGCGTTCCGCAGTTCGTCCGGCAGGTAGTAGACGAGCGGCCGAGTCCCGTCGCCCATGCGGCGCTGGCCTCGCGTGAAGTGCAATGCCTTGAGGGCCGCGCCGATTTCCCGGGAGATGCGCGGGTCGACCTGTGCTGGGTGGAGCGCGAAGGCTTCGACGCCGACGTGAAGAATCGTCACATCGCTGGGGCGCTTGTCGGCGGGCATCTCGAGGAGCCACTTCAAGATGACTTCTTTCCGGCTGTCTCCGGAGTTCTCGGCACGGAGGGCGGCTTGCTGCTCGGCTCCCTCCGCTTCGTCGTTGCTCAGCCACCACTCTTCACCCCGATGGAAGCGCACGACGGCCTCGGCCCAAATCTGGTCCCTGTCACGCGCGAGGGCGTCGGTGTCGATGTGGCTGCACTTCACCGGCCAGAAGCGGCGGTGGCCCGTTGGGTCGCGCAAGTAGTCATCGTCATTGGTCGTCCCGACGAACACGCAACGGCGAGGGGACTTCACGTTGGTGCGCCCGTATGGAGGCCGGTACGTGTCGTCCGTCCTGCTGATGAACGCCTTCAGTGCTTGGTCTTCACTCTTGCGGAAGGTGCTCAGCTCGGCCAGTTCGATGAACCAGAACTGAGAGGCCAGCATCGCACTGTCCTTGTTCGTCACGTCGATGGGGGCATCGCTGAAGTAGCGTCCTCCCAAGATGCGGAACGCGGTCGACTTCCTGAGCCCCTGGGGGCCCTCAAGAATCATCACCGTGTCCACCTTGCACCCGGGCCGCAGGGCACGCGCGACCGCCGAGATTGCGAACTTCGCCCCGACGGCCCGCAGGTATCCGGCATCCCCGCGCGCGCCGAAGTACGTCACGAGCAGTTCGTCGAGGCGCGGCTTCCCGTCCCAGACGAGTCCCGCGAGGTAGTCGGCCACCGGGTCGTAGCTGTTGCGCTTCGCGACTGCGAGGAGCTGCTGCGCGACGCCCTGTGCTTTCGGTTGCAAGCCGAGCTGGCCGTAGCTGCTGCGCTGAATCCAGTTGGCGACCAGGACGTCGAGCGTTTCGAGGTCCACGCGGGGACCAAGGGGCCCGCCTTCGACCTCAAGTACCTTCGTGACTTCGTTGAAGCGGAAGACGCCGCGCCACTCGGGGGCGCTGAGAAGCACCGTGAAGAGGTTCGCTTCGCAGTTCCGAATCGCCTTGCTCCCGTCCTTCGTGATGTCGAGAACGAGGTCTTTCACCCATGCGTCGGGGTCGGGGGCATCCTCCTCGTGTCCAGGGCCATCGGTCTGCGGGGCCGCGGGCGCGTTGCTCCCCAGGGCGTTCCAAATCGCGTTGTTCGCCGCGAGCCGCCCGGCATCCCGGGTGCGACGGCGCTCCCGGTGACGTCGCAGCTTGAGGAGGGCCTGTTCGCACAGGTGTTCGGTCCCCTCTCGCCAGTCCGTTGCCGCGAACGACGCGCGGAACAGCTCAAGGATTGCCGTTTCGGGCGTGCATAGCGGCAGGACGAAAGCCGCGCACGACATGAGGGCGTTCAGCGTGGTGTCTTGCTCGCCGACGGGGGCCAGGGGCTCACCGGCAAGCGCTCGGCGCACGAGGACAACATGCTCGGGCTTGCGGATTCGTCGCAGGTGGGCCCGCAGCTCGTAGAGGTCGGCGGGAGCCCCAACAGGCGCGGACAAATTGGCATGCGCGGGCAGCCCCGAGCGGGACATATCGAGCAGCGCATCGACATCGAGGGGGGCCCCTTCTCCACTGTGGGTGAACGGCTCGGCTCCCAAGGGGGCGTCGGGCAGGTAGTAGATGCGCGCGAGGTCCTTCGTCGCTGGGTCTGCGGGCAGGTTGAGCAGTCGGATTGCCGCCTCGCGCACGGAGGGCCATTCACGGGGGAGCACGGGCCGAGACAGAGGCATCACCAGCCGAAGGCAGTAGTCGTCAGGGGGTAGGTTGGAGTGCGTCGAGTGAAGGGCGTAAGCCAGCCCGTTTCGCTCGACTGAATCGAGGAACGAGAGCTGCTGCGCGTTCAGATGGTCCAGGTCGAACACGCCCACGGTTACCGCTCGCACGTTCTCACTGCGCCGACGCTCGACGATGTCGACAGGGCTCCACGCGGGGCCGTTTTTCGCGGGGCAGCCTCGAACACACGGCGTCGTGGGGCACTGGCTCCGACGGTGCGTGACGAGTTTCGCTGACAGCTCGGGCCAGGACAGGTCGACGCCCTTGGGCGTGTTGTCCTGCGCGTTCTCGTAGAAGGCGACTCTCAAGGGGGCGCCACTACGCACGAAGGGCGCGGCAAGGGAGTCAGCAACGGGGCGTGGCGACGGGGTGAGTTCGGTTGAAGTAGTCACACCCGGTAAATGAGTGCGGATTTCGCGAGTGGCTCACGGAATCGTCCGAGGCGGCGGGGATGCGGGCCGACGAGCGTGCATGCCACGTAAATGCGTGCGACTTCCGCGAGTGGCTCAGGGACGCTCACGAGAGCGGCAGGAGGGGCATGTCACGTAGATGCGTGCGACTTCCGCGCGTGGCCCACGGCACCGTTGCGGTGAGACATGGTCAAGCCGTCTGTTCTCCATTCCTTTCTTCCTTCTAGAAGAAGTGAAGTAGGAGAAGGTAGTATATACTAGTATATTAAGTGCGCGCGATTAAGGGATTGGGGGACGCGCCTTTCTGACGCCTGACTTGTTGACGCCCCGCTGCCGGGGGCATCCGAGCCACTCGCGGAATCCGCACGCATCTACCTGGGAACGGCTGCGTGCCGCTGAGCTGTCGACACGCAGCTCCGCCACGATTCCGTGGGCCACTCGCGGAAGTCGCACGCATTTACGTGGGGAATGGCTGCTTGCGCAGGGGCGCCGCAACGCCAGTTCACGAGAGGGTGCTGAATCACCGTGACTGAAACTGTCTGTGAAGTGGGCCAGAACGGCATGGGGCGTGCTCATGGGGTGCCTATGTTTCACGCGTCCACGTGTCCTGGGGTCGGCACTGCGGCGAATGCCGCGCACTACGGGTATGCCACCGAAGCAGCACGGCAAGCGGCACTTGTTCCACGCATCATGCAGGCCCGCGAGAGTGCCGATGCCGCGCTGGAACGGCGGCTGTCGACTGAGTTGCTCAAGTCCGTTCGGCCAATCATCCGCCGTGTCGTCGGGACTGTTCTGGCGGTCGCTGGCTCTCTGTCACCCGAAGACCTCGCCCAAGTCGCGGCGATGGCCGTGCTTCGCACAGTCGGGAAGTATGACTTCACGAGAGGAAGTCAGTCCTTCGGTGAAGTTGCCTTCTTCCGGGCCAAGACGGCGTGTGAGCAGTTCGCACGGCTCCACGGGAGCGACGTCCACCTGAGTGACGGGGAGCACAAACGCCGCACCGTGCGTTCAATCCATGGCACCGAACGCAACGTCATCCGAGTCCACCGCATGGATACACAGTCTCATTTCTCGGACGGTGCGCCAGAGGGCGATTCGTGGGTCGACGAGCTGGAAACCGCACTGCGAGAGATGTCGTGCTTGGAGGCTGACGACGAGTCGCCCGAGGCGCGCCTGCTCGCGGCTGAACGTCGAGCGCTCGTGTTCGATGCGGTGCGCCGCCTTTCCCCTGCGAAACGGGAGCTGGTCTCCCGGGTGTTCGGCATCGACCGCCCTGCTCAGTCGGTGCGCTCCGTGGCCGAAGCATGGGGCGCACCGAAGAGCCGCGTCGACCGGATGCTCGCCCGCGCCCTGGTGGAGCTGCGCGAGTTGCTCGCAGATGAGGGGGAGTAGCGTGCCCGTCATGCGCGCTGAGCGACGAGGGCCATGTGCCGTGTGCGCCCTCACAATCGAGCCGGGCGAGGTCATCACCTACGAGCGAGCCGTCGGCCCTCGGCACATGGCATGTTTGGAAATGGCGGCGTCTCGTCGGAGGAACCAGTACCCGCTGCCATGCGAGCTGTGCGGCGTGCGTCTAGCGCTTGGACAGGGCGCCCTGACGTCGGTCGAGGAACGACCATCAGGGGACGGGGTGTGGACTCAGTGGCGAGCGAGGTGTGTCGATGTGCAGGAGTGCGACACGCGAATTCGTGCCATGTAATAACAATCACTGCCTGTGAATTGGGATTACAGTCAGGGTGAACCTTCCTCTGGGCAAGCCCCCCGGGTCGGATTTTCTTTCTGGGGTGGCTTCCTGGCTTGCTCGGAGCGCACCACTTTCGAGAAATTTTGCGGAAAACCGCTGGGGTGATGCGTTTTGCAGGGCGCACCCATGAAAAAGTTCGAGAAACCGCACGCATTTACATGGTGTGGCTCGTCCAACCAAACTCACCCCTGAGATTCAGAAGCAGATTTGCGACTACTTGAGGTCGGGCCTCTTTCGTCGAGCGGCCTCGGGCCTCGTGGGCGTCGACGAGCAGACCCTCTCCCGGTGGTTCCACCGTGGCGCGAGCGAGGCGCGCGGGCCCTATCGCGAGTTCTTCGTCGCGGTGAACCGGGCCGAAGCCGAGTTCATGCAGTCGGCGACGGAGACGCTCCAGGCCGCGTCCACGACGAACCCCAAGCACGTCCAGTGGCTCTTGAGCCGTCGTTTCCCGGAGCTTTACGGGAGGCGTGACAACGTCGAGGCGAAGAGTCCCGAGGACCAGACCGCCGACACCGCCGCGCTGCGTGAGCTGCTGATTGACCGTCTGGGGAAATTCCTCCCCGACGAGCTGCCCGTGCCCGCCGAAGTCGCCGCCCCTGTGCTGCCCGACGACAAGGGGGGCGAGTGATGCGTAGCGTGCTCACAGGGGCCTGGGGGAAGTTCGCCGAAGGGCTCGCGCCTCACGAGTCGCCCGCGTCGAGGATGGTCCAGACGGCCGGCTCTCGCGCGCAGCTCGCGAAGCTGTTCGGCGGGCTCGACGACAAGGAAGTGGAGCTACTCGTCTACGACTTGGACTTCTGGGGGCGCCGCGAGCAGGTGCCCCCGGACAAGTTTTCGACGTGCTTCATCATGGCCGGGCGCGGCTTCGGCAAGACGTGGTCGGGCGCCAGATGGACTATCAAAAAGGCGTGGCAGGCGAAGAGCGTCGGGGCGCTGATTGGCCCGACGGCGGCCGACGTGCGGGACACGATGATTCGCGGTGCGTCCGGCATCCTGGCCCTGTCGCCCCCGTGGTTCACCCCGAAGTATGAGCCCTCGAAGCGGCGCGTGACGTGGCCCAACGGCGTCTATGCCATCTGCTACTCGGCGGATAAGCCCGACCGACTGCGCGGCCCGAATGCTGGATGGGGCTGGGGCGACGAGCCCGCGAGCTGGAAACACGACATGGCCGCGGTCGACCAGCTTCCCCTGGTGCTGCGCATCGGCACGCGAGAGGACCCGCCGCAGCTCCTCCTGACGGGGACGCCCAGGCCGCTGAAGAAGATTGAAGAGCTGCTCTTCGCGAACACGGAGACCCAGGAGTTGAAGCCGGGCGTCGTGCTTCGCACGGGCTCGTCACTGAGCAACGCGGCCAACCTGGCGCCTTCCGCCGTGGCGAACATGCGCGCGCTCGCGGGGACTCGCTGGGGTCAGCAAGAGGTGCTCGGGCGCCTGCTGATGGACGTGCCGGGTGCCATCTTCGGCTCGGCGAAGTGGAAGCGCGTCGACGCGGACCCGCACGAGTACGCGCAGCAGTTGGACAGGCGAATCGTCAGCGTCGACCCGAGCCCCACGAGTGAGACGGGCTCGGACGAAACGGGAATCATCGTCCAGGGGTGCAAGTCGAGCGCGCTCTTCGGGCCAGACAACGTGCCGCTCAAGCGCGTGTCGGTACTCGCGGACCTGTCACGCCGGGCGAGTCCTCGCGAGTGGGCGACGACGGCCATCCGCGCCTATCTCGAATGGGGCTGTGATGCGCTCGTGGTGGAGGTGAACACGGGCGGGGAGATGGTGGAGACGCTTATCTCCACCGTGGCAGGCGAGATGGGGGTGAGCGTCAACGTGAAGCCCGTCCGGGCGACGAGCGCGAAGAGCAAACGCGCCGAGCCCGTGTCCGCCCTGGCCGAAGCGGGCCGCGTCGAGTTCGTGGGGACGTTCCCGAAGCTCGAACAGCAGCTCAGCAAATTCACCGGGGTTAACGGCCGCAGAGATGACCGGGCCGACGCCTTCTGTTGGGGCGTTCACGACCTCGTGTTCGCCGAGCAGTTCTTCGCGGTGTGAGGTTCTCCATGGGGTTGTTGGACAGGATGCGCGCCGCGCTGGGCGGTGGCAGCAAGCGGAAGGGAACCGGCCTGGAGCTGAGCCGTTGGGCTGCGGCCCCGCCGCGTCGTGAGGTCCCCGCGCTGCTCGCGGCCTACGCGGAGATGCCGTGGCTGGGGACCATCGTCGACACGGTGGGCGACGCCTTCGCGGACGTGACGTGGCGCGCCTTCGTGCGACAGGACCCCACGACGCGGAAGGCGCTCGTCGACGTGTCGCTGCGGCGGGCCTGCGGCGACGTGCGGCGGGAGCGGTTGAAGTCTCTCCTGGAGTTGGGCGGTGCGGTGGAGCTGTCGGACCATCCGCTGTTGCGGCTGCTCGCGGACCCCAACGACTTCATGACGGGCCGCGACTTCGCGAAGCTGTTCTGCTTGCACTACGACCTGACGGGCGAGTTCTTCGCGGTCGTCGAGGAGATAGCCGGCGTCCCCGTGGGCTTGTGGCCAGTGCCTCCTGACTGCGTGCTCGCCCTGCCGGACCTGAGCAAGCCGAAGTCAGACCGCACATACACGGTGACAGCCGGTGGGCGCATGTTCTCGTTGCCCGCCGCGAGCGTGGTGTACGTGAAGCGGTTGAACCCGGCAGACCCGCTCGGCCGCGGCATTGGCATCGCCTACGCGCTCGGCGACGAGGTCGACACGGACGAGCACGCCGCGCGTTTCACGAAGAACGCCTTCTTCAACAACATGCTGCCGGGCGCGGTCATCGCCATTGAGGGGTTCAACGAGGGGCAGGCCGGGCCTGCACGCGCCTTCAAGGAAAGCCTCGCGCGCGAGTACGGGGGGCCCGCCAACGCCGGGCGGGTGATGATTACGAGCGGCAAGACAACCTTCGCTCGGCTCGACACGCCGTTTCGCGACATGCAGCTCGTCGAATTGCGCCGCTTTTTGATGGACTTCGTGAGGATGGTCTACCGCGTGCCCCCAGAGATTGTGGGCGACGTGACGAGCAGCAACAAGGCGACGAGCTACGCCGCGCGTGAGCATCTGGCGGAACAGGCGACCAAGCCGCGCGCGGAAATCTTCCTTGCGTCGATGCAAAAGCACTTGGCGCCGCGCTTCAACGATGACGTGCTGCTCTCCTACGACTCGCCCGTACCCGCCGACCGTGAGCACCGGCTACGGGTGATGAGCACGCTTCCGAGCGCGTTCACCTTCGACGAGTGGCGCACGGAAGCGGGCTTCAAGCCCCACGCCGAGCGCCAGGGGTTCGCCGAGCTGCTGCCGGGGCAGAAGCCCAACGAGCCAGGCCAGACGCCGACACCCGTCGAGGGCAGCTCAGCGGAGGCCCACGCGGAAGCCGAAAAGGGCACCTGAGCCACTCGCGGAATCCGCACGCATTTACATGGGGAATGCCTGTCCCCATTACACGCACCCTGCGGTTGAGCGCCGTCCAAAAGGACGCGGCGACGTTGAGTGCCGTCGAGTCCATCGGCGGTCGACGCGTCTACAAGTTCCGGGCGAGTGACGGCGACTTCGACCGCTACTCGGACCGGCTCAGCGTGAAGGGCTGGCGCGTCGATGGCTACAACGCCAACGGCGTCGTCCTCTTCAACCACGACGACGGGGCTGAGGCCGCTTCGGCGGGTGCCGAGCCGCAGTTGCCCATCGGCAAGGGGCGTGTCTACGTCGAGGGCGACGCCCTGATGGTCGACGTCGAGTTCGACGACGAAGACGAATTCGCGAAGCGGGTCGAGCGCAAGGTCGCAAAGGGCATCCTGAATGCCGTCTCGGTTCGCTACCTCATGCTCCCGGGCCAGTACCGGCAGAACGAGCGGGGCGGCTACGACTGCGACGCGCAAGAGCTGCTCGAAGTCTCGATTGTGACCATTCCAGGCAACGCGCGGGCCGTGCGCGCGAAGTCCTTCGAGGACGAAGGCGAAGACGTCGTCGAGCGGATTGCCGCGCGCGTCGTTGAGCTGCTCGACGCACGCGCCGAAGCGAAGTCGACGGACGACGAGGAGCCCGAGACGGAAGAGGCCGCCGAGCCCGCGTCCGAGACGGAAGTGCCGCCTGCCGAATCGCCAAAGGCAGACGAAGAGGAAGACGACAAGGCGAAGGGTTTCAACGCCTCCGACGCGGCGAAGAGCTTCGTCGAGGCATTCAAAGGCTACATCCGAGGAGTGTGAAGGAATGACTCGCGAGCAGGTTGCGGAGATGGTGAAGGCGCTGGGCCCCGAGGTCGCGCGAGAGCTGATGGACGCCGCCGCGCGTAGCGCGCCCGGCCGTGTGGAGTCGGGTAAGGGGCCGCTCCCGGGTGGCGTCTATTCGAGCCCCGAGAACCTGGGCGCGTTCGCGAAGAGTGTCATCGCGGCGGGCCGCCGCACGGGTGCCGTTGAGCTGGTCGACGCCGCGAAGCGCTTCGGCAACGCCGATGTGCAGAAGGCCGTTCAGCTCAGCAAGTTCGACTCGGCTGGCGTGCTGGTGCCCATCCAGCAGAGTGGCGAGGTCATCGAGTTCCTTCGGCCCGAAGCGGCGCTGCTCAAGCTGGGCGTGCGAACCCAGGCGTTCAAGGGTGAGCTGCACATGGGGCGGCAGACGGGCACCTCCGAGTTCCGGTGGGTGGGCGAAGGCGAGACGGTGCCGAAGAGCGCCCCCAAGTACGGCAAGGTCGTGCTCAAGGCGCACAAGGGCATGGTGCTCGCCGACATCAGCAATGACTTGCTGCGCACCCCGGGCGTGGGTGATGCCGGCGTGGGCGAGGACATCCGCGCGACGGTGGCGGACGGGCTCGACGACGCGGGCTTCAACGGCGATGGGACGGGCGCGGCGCCGAAGGGGCTCTTCGCGCAGCTCGACGCGGCGCACGCCTTCGCATCGACGGGCACCACGGCCGCCGCGTACCTCGCCGACATCGACAAGGCCGTGGAGCTGCCGCTGACGGCGCATGTCCGCATGGGCAACGCGGCCTGGGTCATCCACCCGACGCGAGCGACGGCCCTGCTTCAGCTCCAGAACTCCGGAGTCTGGGTGTTTCGTCAGGAGATGCTCGACCGGGGCACGATTCGGGGCTTCCCCTTCGTGATGACCACGCGCGTCCCCTCGACGCGAATCACCTTCTCGGCCGACTGGCGTCAGTTCATCTACGGCATCGACGAGGACCTGATTCTGTCCGAGCACGACACACGGGCCGAGTTCGACGAGACCACCGTTCGCGCCATCGTGAAGGGGGACTTCAAGGTCCGCCAGCCGAAGGCGTTCAGCTCCATCACCTACAGCGCCTGAGAGGCCCCACCATGAACGCCAATTCCACTGACGCGGGCGTGCTCGTTGGCATTCGCCCCGGCACCGTGCCCGCCGCTGTGAGCGCTGGAACTCGCAACAGTGCCGCTGTCGACCGGCTGGCCTTCGACTCCTGCGTGCTCGCGGCGTCGACGGGAGCTGCTTCGGGTACGCCGACGGCCCTTTCGCTCGCCGCGAAGCTCCAGGAGAGCACCGACGGCCAGAACGGATGGACCGACCTCCCCGGTGCCGCAGTCGAGCCCCTCACGGCCCCCAACGCGGTGGCGCGCATGAACGTCCGCCTGTCCACCGCGCGGCGCTACGTGCGGGTCGTCGAAACCGTCGCGCTCACGGGCGGTACGGCTCCAACGCTCGGCGCGTCCAGCCTGATTGTGCTGTGCGGCCCGGACGAGATTCCCGCCCCCTAGTCCCACGAGACGAAGCCGGGGCTCCTCACCCTCCGGACCCCGGCTTCGTCGCTCCTAGACCCTCCTGAGCCCCTTCCATGGCCCGTCCGACTGACCTGTGCCTTGCCGCGACAGTCGCCGCCGACCTGGGCGTGCCTGTCGACCCACACGTTGAGCGCTGCGTGAGTGCCGCGAGCGGTGCGATTGCCGCCCTGTGTGGCCGGGCCTTCGAGCGGGCCACGGTGACGGAGTTCCCCGCGAGCTACGCACGCCCCTACGTGCTCCTCGCCCGCCCGCCGCTCGTCGAAGTCCTGCGTGTCACCGAAGCGGGCGAACTGCTCGACGCGACGGCCTACACCATTGCCGGGGACCTCGCGGCGGGTGGCCTGCTCTACCGGCTTGCCGGCCTGTGGCCTGAGACGGCGCACGTGGGCGGGCTCGTCACGCTCACCGTGGACAGCCGTCAGGGCCACCCCGGGGCGCTGGCTGTGACGTACACGGGCGGCTTCGTGACACCGGGACAGGTGGCCGGCGACGCGTCCCTGGGTCCTGCCACCCTTCCTGCTGAAGTCGAGGAAGCCGCCATCCTCGAAGCCTGCGCGCTCTACCGGGGACGGGGGCGAGATTCGGACGTGTCCGCCGAGAGCCTCGGGGATTGGTCCGTGAGCTACCGAGAGAAGAGCGCGGGCCAACGTCTCGCGAGTCTTCGGGCCGAGCTGCTCGTCGCGCCGCACGTCCTTTGGAGGGCGAGCTGATGGGCGGCCCTGAGGCACACTTCCGACAGCTTGTGCGCTATGCCGAAGTCACCGGGCGCGACGCGTGGGGGACACCGTTGCTGGGCCCCATCCAAGCTGCCGCCGCGCGCATCCAGCCGAGTCGCAAGCTGATTCGCGACTCCAACGGCGCCGAGTTCGTCGCGTCCTTTGTCGTCTACACCGCAGCTCCCATCACCCTGCGTCACCGGCTGTGGTTCGCGGGGGACGACACCACCGACATCAACCACGCTCGCCGCCCCGCCGCCGTTGACGAGCACGTCGACGGTGGGGGCGTCGTGCGCTACCGGAAGGTCTGGCTCTGATGGCCCGCGACACTGCCGCAGACGTCGCAAGCATCCTCGCCGCGGCTGACCTCGGGCTGAGCGTTGGGGGCAACCTCTTTCTCGGGCCCACGCTCGAGGACGACGACGCAACGGTGCCGGACGTGTCGTGCTTCGTGCTGCAAACCGGAGGCGACCCGCCGCAGGGCTACCTCGGAGGGCGCAAGACGTACCGGACTGTCACGTGCCAGGTCCGCGTGCGCTCGGCCCGTGAGAGTTTCCGGGAAGGACAGGCCCTCGCGCTCGCGGCACTCGATGCGCTGCACCTCGCGAATGCCGCGCCCTACGTGCTGGTGGAAGTCGACGAGGGCAGCCCCAACTACATCGGTACGGATGGCAGTGACCGCCATTGGTGGACCTTCACCGTGGACGCTTCATTCATCGATTCGGGCGCGTGAGCCACTCGCGAAATCCACACGCATTTACAGGGGGAGATGCCACTCAAGGTTGCGCTTGATTTCAGACTGCTCGACAAGTTGCGGAAGGTCGAAGGGCCCGTGCTCGACGACCTCGCACCGTTGGCCCGCGAGCATGCATCAACAGTGCTCCAGGCGAGCCGCACCCTTGTCCCCGTCGGCAAGCGGGACACGGATGGCAAGCCACCGCTGAGCACTACGGGGTTTGTCGATGGCCCTGCGGTGAATGGCGAGAAGTCGAGCGTCAGCGCGACGGCTGGGTACGAGCACGAAGCGGCGGGCGCGATTCACGAAGGCTTTCACTGGGGCACGCAGCGTTTCGCCGAGCCCGTTCACTTCCTGCGCAAGCCCGCAAGGAAGGGGCGCGCGAAGTTCCGGAAGGCAGTGGCGACCCAGATTCTTGCAACTCTTTCGAGGCTCTTCCCGAGCCGGTAGGCATTCGTATGTCCACTCCTGTTGCTGCTCACCTCGATAGCGTGTCGGTGCGCTCAGACACGAATGCCACCCAGCCCGCCGACCGCGTGGACGGACTCACCGACGCGTCGCTGAGCGAAACGGGCGACTTCGTCGAGACGAACTACCTTGGAGGCTCCGGCTACAAGTCCCGTGTCCAGACGCTCAAGGACACGAGTGCGGACCTGTCGGGGCACTTCATGACGGGCGACGCGCCGCAAGCTGTGTTGCGAGACGCGCGCGACGACGGGAGCACTGTCCATGTCACGTTCATCTTCGACCCGAGCGCCTCCGCTGGCACCAAGGGCAAGCGCATCCCCATGGTCGTCACCAGCTACGACGAGAAGCTGACTCCGGGCGGTGTCGTCGAGTTCTCCTGCAAGCTCTTGGGCAATGGCGCCCCGGTGGCCGTCTGATGTCGGTCATCCCCGCGCACGTTGGCTCCCTGTCCATCGCGGGCGAGCCCGAAGAGTTCGTCAACGCCGAAGCCGTGCCCGCTCAGGACTTCACTGGCACGGAGTACCGAATCACCGACCCGGACCTGCGACGGCTCAACCCCGGAGCGCCCGCGTTCGTCGAGGTCTCCCCGGACGGTGACACCGATGCCGGTGCATGGGTGCCCGCCGAAGCTGTCGTCGATCCGCTCTTCGGCTTCATCTACCTCACCGCCGATCCTGGGCCCGAAGCGCTCGTGCGCGTCTCGGGTGCCTCGCTCCCAGTCCAACCGATGGCGCTCGTGCGCTCCATCTCCCTGTCGGTGACGAACGACGTCGTCGAGCTGCAAGTCATGGGGGATGGCTACAAGCGGCGCGCGGTGACGCTTCGGGACTTCTCCGGTGAGCTGGTGGGGCTGACGGCCCTCGACGCGGGCTTCGAAGACGGAGCTCCACTGCTCATCGAAGTCCGCAAGGGCGCGGGCTCCGAGGTGTTTCGCGCTTGGGTGAAGGTGCCCGAGCTGTCGCACAAGCTGACACCCGGAGCCCTCTATGAGCGCACCGTGAAATTCATCGGTCACGCCTTCCCCACCGGGAACGGCGCCGCCATCGCTTGGGGATACGGCACCCCCTGAACCACTGCCGGAAGGGAAAGAGACATGTCGAACAAGCACAAGCTGCTTGCGAAGAATCGTCGCGTCGTGAAGTCCGTCGAGATTGATGGCGTCAAGGTCGACATCATCAAACCGACGATGGGGGACCGGCTGCGTCTGATTGAGCAGGCCCGTGCCGCGGGCGAAATGACAGAGAAGAACGAGCCCACCGGGGACCGTGCCGGTGCGCGCATGCTGGCGCGAATCGCCGTCTGCGTGATTCACGACGCGGAGACGGGACGCCCCATGTTCTCCGTCAGCGACGTCGACGAACTACTGGACGAGTCGTGGCTGGAGGACTTCGCGACGGACCTCACGGACGTCTTCAACGTCAGCGAAGAGAAGATGCGGGGAAAATAGACAGCGACCCCGAAGCGAACCTGCTCTACGGGGTCGCGTCACTCCTGAAACAGCCCCCCGACGTGGTTCGGGCGATGGCTTACGAAGACGTCGTCGGGCTGGTGGCCTACGCCCGGAAAGAGGCCGAGGAATTGGAGCGCCGCTCTTCCTCGCCAAACACCCCAGGCGCTTCTCCACCAGGACAACAGTCCGTTCGACGTTTGCGTCGGAGGTGATTCAACATGGCTGGCGGTGGTCTCAAAGTCGGTGACGTCTATGTCGTTGTGACGGCCGCCGTCGGCGAGTTCACCAAGTCGATGCGGAAGATTGTCGCCGACGTCGCCGCCGCCGCCGGCAAGATTGAGCAGCTCGGGAACAAGATTGGAGAGATTGGCGCCATTGTGAGCGCGGGCCTGTATGGGGCGCTCGCTGCTGCGGCGGCATTCGACTCGTCGGTGACGGAGCGGATGGACCGAATCAAGCTCGTCTTCCAAAACGTCGGCGCGGAGATTGGCAACGCGATTCTGCCGCACCTGGAGCGCCTCTCAGATGCGTTGGAGCGCGCCTTGGGTTGGTTCCAGCGGTTGGACCCCGCCATGAAGGCCGCGATGGGGAGTTTCCTCTTCTGGGGCACGGCGGCGGGGCTCGCGGGTGGG